GTTGGCCATTGAAGACCAGCTCACATCTCGTAAGAGACAGAGCACCCACCAGAACACTAAGTAGTTCCCAACTTATTTGGTTTCTGGAGTCCATCTGACCAACCCATACCCCCTTACCACTCCATGAGATTTGGAGTCAAGGCCTTGTGATTACATGGCCTCGACAAGTCAGCACGGAAGGTCCAAAATAGACGGCGAGCCGCCTGATGTAAAAGTCAGTAACAGCTGAGGGCGAACCCCAACTGTCTATCTTCCTTGTCACACCAGTAAATTCCATATTGTGGCCACACCAGCAGGCCCTTACAAAGAGTAAGGTGTTCTCCTGGGGGTGGGGGCAAATTATGAAATAAGCTCGAGTCTATTTGAAGGTAAATCAGATCCCTGATTCTTCGGTGTTTATCTAAACTGTTCTTTTGCCCATTACACGTAGTAACGCGATGGAAAACAACTTGATAATGTAAAGTCTATTATCTAAAGCGTCTGTGCTCAGGTGGGTGGTAACAAAAGATCAGAGCGGGTAGGTCCCGGGTAGTCAGTTGTCTGTCCACTGAGAACACATGTAAATTAGATGACAGCCAAGGAGATAACAATCTCTCATAAGGTGCAGACTGTGGAGATGATTCCTGTATCACAAGAGATACATGAGGAGGAGGTGATTGAAAGATCAGTTCCGAAACCTGTATCAGAGTCGGTAGCCTTGACCGATCTGCTCCACACGGGTTAACAGCCGTGTAAAGAGGGGTCGAAGACTCACAACTTAACTAACAACAATTATAGAACTATGCTTAACCTATTTAATAGAGCTTGGGTAGGAATCCCAAGGTCCTTAAAGTCAGTCTCACATTTTTCCATAAGTGCTGTAGCCGGAATGATGCCATCCCACAAGCTCTTCCCTAGAGTAGACTGGGACAAAATCGAGGCCGGCAACTACGCAGTAGTCGATCCGGTAAATCCATCAAACATTTTATATCTTGCGGAGCAGGATTATGTTATAATGGTTCGGGTGTCTCTGACAACGAACAGAACACTTAAAGTTCTGGCGCAGCCAGGAGACGTACCCCCTACGACTTCGTCCCCCGACAACTCAGCTGATACCAATTCCCAAAATTCCCCCGAAAATTTTCGGGAGCACCCATGGCTGAGTGCTCTTCTCCCCAAAAAGGGTAAAGCAAACAAGGCTAGAAAACAAGTAAGATACATGTTCCATAGCCCGTTCGCTAACCTTAATTGGCGTAAGAAGGGTCTTGAGGAATCGATGATCAATATCCATCTGGGAAACCTTATGGATTGGCTCAGAATATGGTACAATAAAGTCCATTTCTGGGTCAAAGGTTCCTTACCGACCACTGTGCACGTACACGAACGAAACTCGTTCGGTCACGCTCTCCTGCGTCTCTTGAAGAATCAAGGCCTTACACATATGATTTCCAGAATGAAGATTTGTCTCTTTGTTCTGAATTCGTATGTGGGAGGTATCAGGATCAATTCAACAGAATCGCTAGGTTTCCGAGTGCAGCTTGCAAACGGGCTCCCAGCGTTGCTTCCCTTGTATGCTCGATCCGCGATTCGAAGTGGTGCCCTTGGGCATATTCGTTTGTGGAGTACTATCTTCTCTTCCTACAAAGGATTTGAAGGGACGTACGGGTTACCGCCTTTAGGGGCGATTACCCAACCACATCCAGATATGTGCCAAAGTCCATACTGGGTAGAGGTACCAGAATTTGTGAAAATTTTCTGGAGACTTCTCCGGCGTATGGGTGCATCACTTAGTCCGCGCTTCGAGATAAAGAATCTCTTCTTCACCTCAAAGGCGGGGCCTAACCACCCAAATTCGGTTCTCGGGAGCGGGATCGATGCTTTCGCATGGACCCTACAACCTCGAAACCTTATTAGGGAGTGGCTCAAAGCAACGGGTCAAGATACTCTCCTTCTAGATTTTCGGAAGATATCCAAAATGGTTCCACTCTTGCAGTTTATCGGGTTGACAGCCGGTAAACCAGTTTATCGTTCCGACGGAACGATACGCAAGTGGGTGCCCGTCGATTTGACGGATCTCACTCTCGGACGTCTGCATGCTCTTTACGAGCCGGCAGGTAAAGTCCGAGTGATTGCCATTGTGGATTACTGGACGCAGGCAGTATTAAAGCCTGTTCATGACTGGATGTTCAGTGTCCTGAAACTGATCCCAACTGATGCTACTTTTGATCAGGAGGGAAAAGTTAAGGAGTTTGCAGCCAAAGGTTACAACGATATTTATTCGTTAGACCTAAAAGCAGCCACTGACACCATACCCATGGACTTGTATATAAGTCTGTTTCGTCCTATCTTCGGTGATCACCTAGTAGAGCTTTGGAAAGCTTTGCTGACTGATCGTGACTTCATGATGCCTCAAGAACTCATTGAGAAAGGTACTCATTTCAAAGGAACACGGCTGCAAGCTGTGGTTCAATTTGGAATAAGAGGCCTCCTCACTAAGCTCGCGGGGGATCGCGTTGTACGCTATGGCACAGGGCAGCCGATGGGCGCCTTGTCGTCGTGGTCTTCTATGGCCCTTGTACATCACTTACTGGTTCAATTCTCTGCGTGGACTCTCGTCGAGGGTCGCAACGTTGAATTCAACTGGTTCGAGAGATACTTGGTACTTGGAGATGATGTCGTCATTGCTGATATTGCAGTCGCGGAACGGTACCAGTCAATCCTCGCCTCGTTTGGAATCACTGTCGGCTTAGCCAAATCATTCATCTCACAAGATGGAATGTTCAACTTCGCCAACCAGTCCTTCCTTCGAGAAGACAATATATCCCCCCTTTCTTTACGCGAAGAGGTAGGAATCGATTCCTTACCTTCTCGTGCTGAACTTGCTCTTAGAGCGGTTCGGAGAGGTTGGTTAGATTTGTCCAGAGGCAATTGGTTAGGTCCCTTACTCAAACTGTTTATCACTCCTCAGTTATACCAGGAGGTTACAAACGATTTGAAGCAAGGAAGATGTCACCCCATTGTGAATTGGGTCACAGCGGCACTGTTCGTTCCTGGGACCGGAAAATTTTCCAGTCTTGGGATCCGAGCAGTTTCCATTACAACTTTCCTGGCGTGTTTAACGCGAAAGGTTAGTTTGTGGAATAAACCGCTGGTGGCTCTCAATTCGGAGGTGAGAGATGCGACGAGAGATGCTCTTGTACTTTCT